GAAGCAGGTTTAGCAGGGGCAGCGGGAGCAGTTCAAGTTGCAAAAATAGCAAAGACACAATTTACAAGTTCGGCAACTTCAGCAGATACAGGCGGTGGCGGTGGCGGTGCAACAGCTCCAACAATGTCCGCACCACAATTTAACGTTGTAGGACAAAGTGGCGTTAATCAGTTAGCAAGTTTAAACCAACAACCAATACAAGCTTACGTAGTTTCCGGACAAGTAACTTCACAACAGGCGTTAGATAGAAACAGGTTAGCAAACGCAACTTTAGGCGGTTAGAAAATACAACAAACAAACAATAATTTAATTAATATATTATGCGAATAGTTGAATTAATAATTGACGAAAAAGACGAAACAAGCGGAATAGACGCAGTTTCAGTAGTGTCAAGTCCTGCAATCGAAAGCGACTTTATAGCACTAAAAAAACACGAAATAGAGTTAAAAGAAGTTGATGCTGAAAAGCGTATTTTAATGGGTGCGGCTTTAATTCCTAACAAACAAATTTACCGCAAGAACGACAAAAACGAAGAATACTATATTTACTTTTCTGAAGAAACTGTAAGAAAAGCAAGTGAGTTGTTTTTTATGAACTCAAACCAGAACAACGCAACTTTAGAACATAAACAAAAGTTAGACGGAATGTCGGTTGTCGAAAGTTGGATTGTAGAAGGTTCACACGACAAAAGCATGAACTACGGTTTTAACTTTCCAAAAGGTACTTGGGTTATTTCTATGAAAGTAAACAACGATGAAATTTGGAACAAAGTAAAATTAGGTGAAGTAAAAGGATTTTCTATTGAAGGTTATTTTGCAGACAAATACGAAATGAGTTTAGTAAATGACGAGCAAATTTTAATGGACAAAATAAAAGAAATTATTTTAAATGGCGAAGCAAACTAACGTTAAAGTTCATTTAAAAAAACCGAAAGTTAAACGTGCAGGAGTACACGCAAAAACACGAAATAGTAAATTAAAGTCAAGTAAAAATTACGTTAAAACTTATACACGACAAGGACGTTAAGTTTAAAAATACAACAAAAAATAAACAATTAAATTATATAAATATAACCTAAATCAAACAAATGAAAACAAGCGTAATTAATCAAATCAAAACACTTTTAGGAATGGAAGTGAAATTGGAAACAATGAAGTTAATGGACGGAATAACAATTTTTGAAGCGGATGCTTTTGAAACGGACAAAGAAGTTTTTATTGTAACTGAAGACGAACAAAAAATTCCTGTTCCAATTGGAGAATATGAATTAGAAGACGGACGTATTTTAGTAGTAGAAGTTGAAGGAATTATTTTAGAAATAAAAGAAGTTGCAACTGAAGAAGAAGTTGTTGAAGAAGCACCGGAAGTAGAAGAAGAAGTTGAAGCACAAGCAACACCGAGCGCAAAGAAGACAATTGAAAGCGTAGTTAAAGAAACGTTCTTTGCAGAAATAGAAAAATTAACACAAGAAAATATAGAGTTAAAAGCACAATTAGAAAAGTTGTCTAAAGTTGACGAAGTTACAACAGAAGTAACCGAACTTTCAGACATCACGCCAATTTCATTTAACCCTGAAAACACGAATGAAGTTGAACACTTTCAATACGCAAGTAAAAGACCACGTTCAATAATGGATTCAATTATAGAAAAAATAAACAATTAGTATTAACAATTTAAAAACTTAACAAAATGCCATTTGGTTCAAATCCAGTAATTACCACAACTTACGCAGGTGAGTTTGCAGGTAAGTATTTAGCAGCAGCTTTATTGTCTGCACCAACATTAGAGCAAGGCGGAGTATCTATACTTCCAAACGTTGCTTACAAACAAGTTATGCAAAAAGTCGCTACAGGTGACATCGTAGCAAACGCAACTTGTGATTTCACAGCTTCAGGAACGGTAACACTAACTGAAAGAGTATTAACAACAGAAGAATTTCAAGTAAATTTACAACTTTGCAAGTTAGACCTTGCACAATCTTGGCAATCGGCAAGTATGGGTTATTCAGCGTTCAAAACGTTGCCTAAAACTTTTGCAGATTTCTTAATTGCACACGTAGCAGCTAAAGTAGCAGCTAAAATTGAAACTACAATTTGGAACGGAACAAACGCAACAGCAGGAGAATTTGCAGGATTTAAAACTTTGATGTTAGCAGACGCAGACGTTATCGACGTTTCTTCTCCATTGACAACAACTTTAGACGCAACAACTGTAATTGGCGAAATCGGTAGAACAGTAGATTTAATTCCAGCTTCACTTTACGGAAACGAAGGATTAAGAATTTATGTTTCTCAAAAGATTGCTAAATTGTACGTTCGTGCTTTAGGTGGTTTTGCAGCTTCAGGTTTAGGGGCAAACGGAACAAACACACAGGGAACACAATGGTACACAAACGGAAGTTTATCTTATGATGGTATTCCAATTTTTATGGCTAACGGACTTGGAGCAAACAATATGATTGCAACAACAGTTGATAACCTTTATTTTGGATGCGGACTTTTAAACGACAATTCACTTGTGAAAACTATTGATATGGCGGATATTGACGGAAGTAACAACGTTAGAGTTATTTTACGTTACAACGCAGGTATTCAATACGGTATCGGTTCAGACGTAGTACTTTACGGAGTATAACATTAAATAAAAAGCGTAGGCAACTGCGCTTTATTTTATTCATAATTTAAAAACAAAACGAAATGGCTTGTGCATTAATAACACACGGACGAGTAGAAGACTGTACCACAGGAGTGGGTGGATTAAAAGCCATCTATATAATTAATAACGGTCTTATAACAGGCGTAACATACGGAGCAACTGATTTATCAGACCAAATAACAGCAATAGCACTTACACCTGCAACATCAACTATTTATAAATTTGATTTAAAAGGTGCTAATACATTTGAGCAAACAATAACAAGTTCAAGAGAAAACGGAACTACATTTGTTGAGCAAACTTTAAGTTTTACGCTAAAAGGTTTAGACGCAGTTACTACAAAACAAATGAAACTTCTTGCTTTTGGAAGACCAAATGTTTTAGTACAAACTAATTCAAATAAATTCTTTTTAGCAGGTTTAGAAAACGGTATGGATGTAACAACAGGTGTACTTACAAACGGAAATGCGTATGGTGATTTTAACGGATATACAATGACTTTGGTTGCAATGGAGCAAATTCCTGCAAACCACGTTGCTATTGCTTCACCTTATGGAAATGCTGCAATTTCATCAGTAGTAGGACCTGCTTGTGTAATTGCAAATATTTAAAAATTAAAAAAATTATTTTTAAAGCCGTTCTTCACAGTTCGGCTTTTTTTTTGTCTTAAAAAAAGAACAAAAACACGAATATTTAATTATACTAATATGATAGTATTAACACCTTCAGGAAGTCCACAAACATTTAGTTTTATTCCACGTGACAATACGTTTAATGTTATGGAACTTACAGACGAACAAACAAACGTAACAACACCTGTAGCGATTAGTTCAACTACAACAGGAGACTACATAAACACGATTACAGCAACCTTTAGTTTAGTAGAAGGACATTTTTACAATTTAGTTTTAAGAGTAGGCACAACAATAATATTTAAAGACCGTGTTTTTTGCACGGCACAACCATTAGTTACATTTTCGGTTAACAACAATCAATATGTTTCTAATTCAACAACAAATGATTTTATAGTATATGAATAATTTACACGTTTTAAATTTGTCGGCTTATACGTCACCTGTTATTTCGGAAACAAACAGAGAAAATTGGGTTGACTTTTTAACTGAAGAAGGCGACCAATACTTTCAATTCTTAATTGAACGGTATTCTAATTCAACAACGAATAACGCTATTATAAACAACGTAGCGCGATTAATATACGGAAAAGGTTTAAGTGCATTAGACGCTAATAAAAAGCCGAATGAATACGCTCAAATGATGTCTTTATTTCACAAAGAAGACGTACGCAAAATGGTTCTTGATAGGAAAATGTTTGGACAATTTGCTATTCAAGTACATTATAATGACAAACACGACAAAATATTAAAAGCTTATCATATTCCTGTTAATTTATTACGAGCTGAAAAATGCGACAAAGACGGAAACATAACAGGTTATTATTATTCGGACAATTGGGACGATACTAAAAAGTTTGCACCAATAAGATTTAACGCTTTTGGATATAGCAAAGACAAAATAGAAATACTTTATTCAAAACCTTATTCGGTTGGAATGAAATATTACGCTTATCCGGACTATCAAGGTGCAGTACCTTATACACTTTTAGAAGAAGAAGTTGCAGACTACTTAATTAACGAAGTACAAAACGGATTTAGTGGAACTAAAGTTGTAAATTTTAATAACGGAATACCAACGGACGAACAACAAAGTATTATTTCAAACAAAGTTTTAAGCAAGTTAACAGGTTCACGCGGACAAAAAGTAATTGTAGCTTTTAACAACAACGCTGAAAGTAAAACAACAGTTGAAGACATACCGTTAAACGACGCTCCAGAACACTA